CCATTTGATGCTTCATTAGCATCAGTTCTCCACATATCTGACGCTGTATAAGATGCGTTTGTTAATGCCTCATAGCTAGTCTCAAAGTGTGCTGCTGTTCCAGTTAGATTTGAGGCCCACTTAGTGCCATAGTCTGATTGAAAGGTTACAAGTGTGCCACCTAACCAATCAAAGGGTAAATTAATAGTAATGTCGCCAGCTCCAGCTGTTACTGTAACTTCACCAGAGTACATCTTACACATATTCTCAAATGAGAATACTGTTACGCCTTCTTGCCTCGCAAAATCCATACTCATTATGTAACCTCACTTCCGTAAGCTATGAAAGTAACATCCGTACTACTACTTCTAACCAATAGGCTATGTGTGGTTGCCATTGTTGCCCCTATTGTAGCTATGAAGGTATCATTAGCTGGTATTGATATGTCAGAAAATAAATAATCTTCGTTAGTTACAGCTCCTATTGCCCCATCAACATGGGCAACCCTGAATGTTGCTGAACTTGTCCCCTTATTGCAACCACTATACTCGACACAACTGCCGAGGTACTAGCTGGCACTGTGTACAATGAAGTATCTGTATCTGCTGTAACTGTTGTAGCCCCTAATCTTTTATATACGTTTGCCATCTTATCCTCCCATTAGTAACATTATATCCTGATATCCTGTATCTCCGCCACCGCCACCTGCGTCATCCACATATCCTTTAGTAACTAAGGTGTCGTTATCTGCAGAACCTGTTGAAACTGAATCAAATCTATTTGAGTCTATGGTAAATGCCTCATGTGTCTCAATACCGTCACTAGTTATAGTTACCGCCTTAAAGGGGTAATTAAAGCCAGAAGGAGAGCAGTAAAAGGTTATGTCGCTACCACCCATACGAGTTACAAAGGAAAGCCCAACTGCACGGGAGGTTCCATCTGTAACATCTCTCTCCCCTATAAGAGCCACCCTATTCCATAATGCCGAACCAGTAAAATCACCATACGCTGTTTCAGTATTCCCGTATCTAAAGTAGGTTAAGGCTCCAGCAGCAGCCCCAAGAGAGCCACCAAAGTACACTCGTGGGGGGTCATCAGTTACCCCTGCCAGAGGGAATAGGTGGATACCACCGCCCCCATAATTACTATTAATTGTTAATATATCATTAAACCCAGACTTTGTATTGTGTAGACTTAGCCCAGTAGAGGATATAGATTGAGAAGCCCCATCCCAATAATAGAAACCTCCGTCCACATCCCCATCAGGAACTGCGTACTCTTTTACTACTGTGTCAACGTATGTAACAGTAGATAAATCTGAGGTAGCTCGATTTTCAATCTCTGTGACCCTAATCTGCAGGTCAGAGGCATCCTGTACATCCTTCTCCTTAGTAGCCTTGTCCTCTTCAGGAACTACATCACCAAATATATTTTCTCTAAAATCATCTGCCATCTTATGCTCCTAGTAAGAATAAACCGCTCTTCCAGAAATATATAACCATATCCTGGGAAACGGTGCTGTTAGTAAATCTGTGTGCAATGTATTTTCCGTATAGTTTAGTTGTAACTTTTCTAATGTATACATCCCCAGTAAATCCTGCGTTATCTGTCGAGACAGTATTTTCTGTGTATAAACCTTCCTCATTAGTGAGTCTATATGTTATTGGGCAGTCCGTAGCGTACGCAGATGTTCCAATCTCAGTCTCAACTGTCTGCAAAGAACTCCCGTGGTTCTTATAAGAATTGAACTTAGACTGGTAATAAGCATCTATACCCACATAAGATTCGTCAGACTCTTGGTCTCTATAGCTATCTAAACTCCAAGCTAATTGGTGAGCATATTTATAGATATACCCATCACTATCCCCTAGAAGAACATATGCTTTGTTCCCTGTATGTATTTCTGCAGCCCCAACAATACCCGATAAATCAAACTCAGAGAAGGCTTTACTTTTAGTTCCGTAAATAATCTGTTTACTAGAAACCCCATCAGAATTAGCCAGAGCTAACATATAGAGAGACTCTTCTGGAGAAATAACAGTGAAGCTTTCCTCCTTATCCACAGAGGTACCTGCCATTGTCTCTTTCATTCTTTTACTTATAAATATAGGGGCTCCTGTAGCCCCGACAGCGTATACGCCATCATAAGCCAGGAATAGAACATACTCCATAGCACCTAGATAGTCGTCATTAGGGGAACCTAAAACCGTGTTTTTAAGCGTTCTTCCAGCCACACAGCCTATAGACTTCTGTAGCACATCCCCAGAATAGACCTTCTTAGTTACGTAAGGTAAAGTACTATTGTCTATTGGAGCAACTCTAGTGATAGAGTACTTTGAGAACACTAGTAAGGTATTACCAAGTTTCTTCATGCCAGTTATCCCACCTTCAGCATTCCTCAAAGAGAATGACCCACCATCTTTGAAGTTTGTACCATCAAAGACTGCAGAATAAGCCAAGGTGTCATTGTCAGCTGCCCACAATCTACCGTCAAACTCTAAAACTGCTTCAGGACTTTGTGGAACAGCTGCATCTAATACTCTAGACCAAGTTGTGCCATTAAAAGACATCAAGCCAGAGTTATTAGCCTGTGTTCTTATGTTATCTATATATTGAGTTACAGTTTCACCCCCACTAGGGTCATCTTCTACAACCCCCCCAAGATTAAACTCTACCTCTAACTTACCAATACCCTCAGAGGAAGTAAATCCTGCACTTATGGCAGAGTACTCCCAACTCCACTCATCAGAAGTGGAGGTAGTATCCATAGTGTATGTGTGAAATTGGTTAGAAAGGATTGCTGGCGCATCTGAAGGAGTCTTAAATGTGTACGTGGCTCCATTAACAAAGCTACCATCCCCTTCCATGTTATACATTTTAACTCTTACAACTGAAGGATTGTAGTCTTCCCCATAAGAGTCTGCCTCAGTCTGGTCTCTTAGTGTAGCTGTTACTAGCAAGTCTATTGACAGCGTTGTATCTTCCACCAGTAAAGGGGAGGCTGAATAGAGAGCTCTAAAGACTAAATCGGAATCGTAGGTAGCAGAAGTAGCGGTCATCTTGTAGGATGAACCACCCTCTGTATAAAAATTAGTTGCATTAGTCACAGCTATACCTGCAGAAAGTACTATATTATAATAGCCATCCCAGACACTAGCAGAAACGGTAGTATTGCAGCCATCCACTATAGTAGAAAGCTCAGGAAATGTCCCATATAATGTATCTGATAAGACATCAAAGGTAGGTATCTTTGTACTAGCAGATAAAACCATACTAGTAACAACTGCTCCTGTAGGGTCACCATTAGAGTTTAAGGTAGCTGTATACATGTAATTGTTACTACTACCCTGTGTAAAGTATTCTAGATAGCTATTGTCATTAAGAGTAAATGGAATTATTTGCTTAGGTTTTCCTGTTAAAGGAGTGGTGCTAACCAGTGCCCTACCAGTTCTTTTTCTAGCCTTACCGTAGCTACCATATCTCTCAAACAAAATGTTAGTAGCTTCAGAAGCTTCATTACTATCAACCTGTATATCAGAAATATATTCGTTCTTTCCTCCAGCTATGTTTTCAAAGCTGTTGTATGCGTACATTTTTGCCATTCTAGACTCCTAGCTCTAGTGTTAAGTCCCGCTTCTGTAGTTTAGATTTTGCTTTTACCCTACAGCTTCCTAGTTGCTTCATGTATTTTGTTTCATATAGTGCGTATCTGTCATCTCCTCTATCCTCATACATGTCTGCGATAACCCCAAACTTAAGAGCTTTGATTTTATCGTTACTATATAGGATAGTGTCTGATGTTAGTGTTATTGCAGGGTGCTTTAGTAAGATAGCCCCAGAAAGGTCAAAACCCTCTGTCGGGGTTGGGAATATCTTAACGACATTCATATCTAATGGGATATATAGTGAGGGTTGACCAGTCTCGTCTGATTTAACCTCATTACCAAATCTCTCTAATGACATATACACCATTCTACAGTTAATGGCTGGGTTTAAATATAGGAGTGCGTCTGAGTTATACCCAGTATTCATAGCACTTAAAACTAATCTCGTTTGACCTGCAACCACACTAGCCGTAAAGGTTTTCTGCAAGTCTCTAAATAGAGTTTCTGAATATAAATCAACCATCCTGTCATCTAGGAAGTCAGCAACTAAGTTGTTGAAATCTGTGGAGGTATCCCCGAACTTTCTTTGAACACTTTGTAGAAAAGTGTTATACACTATTGTCATTATCTGCTCCTTGTCTTGTACTTCTTAAGTAGTCTTTTAACAGCCCTATAATAGAGCTTAGCTTGCTTCTCCATAGAGTAGTTATTCTTTGTAAACTCATAAGCTTCCTTGCCTAGAGCAACTCTCTTATCTTTATCCTCGATGAGAGTCTCTAAAGCAGCTATCCAATCCTCTGTGCTATTAGCGTATAACGCAGGGAAGTCTCTGTATGGTATGGTAGGGGACGCAACAGTTGGTGTGTGCAGTGCCCCTGCCTGTATAAGTCTTAGATTAGACTTACTTCTATTAAATGTGTTGTCAGCCATAGGAGCTAATTGGATATCAAAACCCTTCTTAGCTATGTACTGTGGAAACTCATCCACAGGAACCCACTTCTTATCTATGGCAACTCTATCTAGATTCTTAACCTTCTTTCTGAGACACGTAGCATCTCCAACAAAGGTGAATCTAACATTCTTATACTTATTATGTATAGGCTTAATAACATCCTCAAGTATGGCTAGGTCTGTGTTGTGAGAAGAGCCACCTTGCCATCCTATATGGATGTATGTCTTATGTAATTTATTTTTTAATTTATCATAAATCTTGAAGTCAACTCCATTTTCTACCACAAGGATTCTATCCTCGTAGGTATACTGTTTTAGTTGTTCTTTAAGATGCTTAGTAGAAACTATTAAACCATCTGCACTCTCTAAAGCATTCTTAGCCACCTTCAAGACCTTAGAGTTAGGGTCACGGTAAGATTTGGCTAATGTATTGTCATAGTTTACAGAAAACATATCGTCATCAGCCTCCATAATTACTGGTGCATTATGGTACTGTATGTAATCCATCAAAGCTAAACCCCATGTGGACTGAAAGACCTGAAAAATGAAAGGTGTGTACCCTCCTATCTTTATTGCATCTGCTATCCAGAGTGCAAAGTCATTCCTTGTGTCTAAGTCTTCCAATGATTTCTCAAACTTGTTAACTTCGTGATTGAATTTTGATGGGTTATATTCATTATGTGAATATGTTTTTATAAGTCCCTGCTTCAACATTTCATCTGCAAAAGATATCTGTCTATGATATGCAGAGCCTTGCGAATACAGGTGTCCTAAATATGGTCTCATTTTGGTCTCCTTAATTTTTGTAGGGGGAGGTTTCCCTCCCCCAGTACCACGCTAAACTCCATGATAGAGTTCAGGCAAGGCAGTTAATCCCTACACATAAGCAGCGACTAGTGCCAGTCCTTGACGGGCATCGAGCACAGAAACTGCACCTGTATACTTCCAACCGATGGAAGCGATACGTTGCAATACGTTACTGTGGTCTTTCGTACTAAATGGAACAACCATGGATTTTACACCCTGTTTGCCACTCAACTCAGTTAACGCAAAGCATTGCTTACCAAAAGCGAAGTTCAGGTAACTTTCTGCTGCGATACTAGACTGTACAGTGTCAAGTCTAACTAGGTTAGTAGATTCTACGATTCTCGCACCCTCTACCAATCCTACTTCGCCTTTAAACATCTTGTCAGCGTTGTTGTAGCGATTCCATCTCTCAAACTCAGAGTCGGCTCTTAAGTTTGCCGCCTCTTTAGGCGTTACAACAAGAGCGTAAGAACCATCACTATATGGCATTACGTCTCTCATCTTCATTTTTGTTACAAGGTCTCTAATTACTCCGACGTGCAGAGAATTAGCGGTTGTAACACCCGCACCAGCAGACAGCAGTGTGCTGAAGCTAGCGGAGCTACCACTGATAGCATTCCTAGTATAATAGTTCACCTTTAGGCTAGTATCACTTTGTGCTGCAGCTGAGTAGTTTCCTACATAAGCTGATAAACCAAGAATGTATCCGTTAGCTGCTGTACCATCCACAAACCAAGCAGAAAATAATCCACCTGCTTTAGGGTCTAGTCCAGAAACTAGCTTTCTTTGGATAAATTTGTCCACAGTTCTTGAAGCTGCGTACCCAAATCTAACCTGAGCCTCTTCTACCATTGATACAATGGCACCAGCTTCTAGTAACTCCGTGATAATCTTCTTAGAACCGAACTGTATAACAGTTGCGGTCTTAGTATTACCAGTAATACCAGTAGCGGTTGGGTCTGCATACTCGTTAGACAATCTTGAACCTTCATCGAAAGCATCGATGGTGTGGAAAGTAATTGTCAAACCATTACTTGAAGTAATGGTCTTTGGAGTAGCAAACTGTTTTAGTTGTACGTTAGCTTCTAATACTTCCAGAAGTTTCTTATCATGAAAAGTTCCTAAGAAATCCTTTGTACTAGCGCCATCGCTTGTGCTATATGCGTCAGCCATTTTTTTCCTCCTAAATTATTTAATAACTCAGAGGTGTAACTAATTTAGACTAATCCCATACCCTTAAGTACCATTTCTTGGTATTCTTTAGGATACTTCTCTCTCAGCTCGTCAGTGGACATTGTTGCCGCTGCCTTCTGAAAGGGTAATCTGTCTGGGCTGGATTCTACGTTAGTCGCTGTAGAAGGAGAATTGGAAAGTTTCTCGTTTTCTGTAGAGGTTGTGGATTTAACCTTCTCCTCATACGTTTTCACAACGTCAGCCATCTTCTCTCCTCGGATAGCATTATATACTAAATCCCAGGAGTTCGGATTCAAAGCTGCTGCACCAGATGGGTCTGCTTGCATCAGTCTTGATTGAACTTCATTTGCGTCAAACGGAACGTCTTTCTCGTTAGCATACTTAGAGACCATCTCCGATTTGATATTGCTGATAGTTGACCTAACTATCATTATATCTCTTGGGTCTGTCCCCTTTCGTACTGTTTCCTTAGCTTGCTGATTGTTTTCCTCTGTTTGGGGTGAGGATGTTTCTTCCTGCCCAAAAAAGTTCTGTGCCACCTGAATGGCTCTTAAATCATCAATTTGTTTCTCCCTACCGTGAAGTTGCTCTTTGTATCTCTCAGCCTTAGCTTTGATTTCCTCTAGCTCCTTACGATATTCCTCTGCCTTGCTCTCAGGTGAGGCTTCTACCTGCTGAGTGCTTTCTTCGGTGATGGCGTTCTCATCTTGGAGAGTAGCTTCATTATTAGCGTCTCCTGAATTTGTTGGTTCATCTACCATTAGTTCCTCCTTGTTTATTTTGTTTTATTTCGTGCGTTCTCTTCTAATACCTCCTTCTTTAAATTCATATATCTATCTTCTAATTTATCTATAAAATCCCATTTAGCTCTCGCTTCTGGGCTATCTGTCTTTCTCATTGTGGAGAGACAAATGGCTCTTTCTTTCTCTAGAAAGTATGTGAAGTCTAGCCAGAAGGCTCTCTTCTCAATCTCTAGCATATCACCATATATCTCACGTTTATCCCTAGCGTACTTAACAGATGGTTTCTTTAAGTCAAACATTATATCTGCCTCCCACCACCTGGATTACCCCCAGCAGCTGTTCCACCTGCCCCTGTTGGAGGTTGTCCTCCTCCAGCTGGCATGTTCTGAGCATTCATCCTGTCTATATTCATCTCTGATTGCATGTCTGGTAAGAGAATCTGGTCTGAGTCGTAGTCTGTGCTTAATTTATCCCACATCTTACCGTATATGTATCTCTTATTAACTATTGCATTAGCTTCTGGGTCAGAACTAACTATAGATAAGAAGTTATTTAGTTCATGTAAAGATTTCTCTCTATCTGCTAGAAGCCTAGCTCCAGTAGGTATAAAATCTACTTCGTCTATAATATCATCTGGGGTAACCTGAATATACTCTGTTCCATTTCTACCTATAATTGATATCGTCATCTCCTTAGTTGCAAACTGCTGTATTAGAGAGTAGAGTTGTTTAATAAACTCTTTAGTGAACATATGCTCAAATGTTAGTATCTTACCGCCAAGTTTACCTTGTCCAGCACTTGTACTCATTTGCTGTTGCCCAACTGTTCTAACTGCTCCTGATTGATAACTACCCTGTAAGAATGGGCTAGCCCCTGTAGTTGATTGAATCTCTTCTTTACCTAGTGCTATCTCACTGCTAGTATCAACTTTACTGAACTGCATTTGAGTCAGAACCCCGCTTATTGGTCTATCATTAGTGTCTACCACTATGAAGCCACCTGGTCTAGCTTTAGCTTGCTCTGGGTCGAAGTTAGCATCACTAGCTACAGCAATCATTAAGTTATTAGCCAGACTGTTAGAGTCTATAGCTTGATTAACTGCAGTGTTTAGCAGGTCTTGTCCGTCTTGTGAAAGTTCTGGTATGCCGATTCCCCACACTGTTCCTGGTCTTCTGACAAAGTTACTGTATAGGAAAGGCTTCTTACCGTGATAGTATGGGTTATCCCCATCTTTGATTATTCTTAACCCAGCTGCTTCAGTAGTAACCTCTGTTCCTTCTTGGTTCCAGAACTCAAGTATTTCAAGTTCCCCTGAATCCTTCTTTAGTGGTTGCTTAACCTCTGCTTCTGTAGGGCTATTTATGCCTAGGTCGTTAAACATGTCCTGTTCACCGATAGACTCATTATCGTTATACTTCTCACCGCCTGTAGCAGCGTAAAACTGTAGGTCTTCTTTTAGTTTATCTAAATTTTTATACTTGTTCTCTCCTGTTGCAGCTTTTACCTTCTTGTTCTCTTCATTTAAAGAGTCCCAAGTTCTATACGTTCTATGTATAATCCAAGTATCACCTTGTAGGTCTCTAGCAACAGGGCTAAAGAAAATATCGTTATACTTAACATCAAAGAATGCTGGGGCATCCTTTTTTACAGTTGTCTTAGTTCTTAAGATACTGTCTTGGTTACCTGTCTCTTCTTCAGGAAATATTCCTGGTAGAGCACCCATCTCCTCTGGTGCGCTAATATATACTGGTATCTCTCTCACACTAACCTGTTTATCCCATACAAGCTTACCAAAAGCTGTACCATAAATAAGCATGTTAGTAATGAAATCCTCCATAGGAAGATACATCTCTGACTTCTCAATATAATAAGAAACAAGCTTTTCTAACATCCTGGCTTGTTTCTCTTTTTCTTTTTTTGTTACCATTACATCAAAAGCATTCGCTGTGCTAAACAGAGTCTGCAGGTAGTATGGTTTAAGGGTGTCTATAGCCCTAAATGTTTCTTTAAGGAATACTTGACTCTTCCAAGGATTATCCACTGGGCTAAGAGTAGAGTTGTACATCTTCCAGTAGTTCTTGAATTTATCAACCATTTCAGTCCTAGCGTCTATCGCTGACTTCTTCATGCCTAATATCTTACTAATCTTTTCTTGTTCGTCCATCAAGTTCTCCTTAATTAAAGTCCATCTCGTATTCTAGTTCCTGTGCACCAATATCCGTGTTTAGTATATAACTAAGACAGGAATGGGTTCTCCTAACTTTAGGTTTTAACTTTGCTATAAGCTCATATTCAACAAATGATATTGAATAGTTATCTTCTTTTGCCACGTTAACCAACTCCTCTAATACCCGCATCTAGGATTGATTGGGGTGTATGTGTATTTGTATGTTGTTTTCTTTGGCTGTACCTTTAACATCTCTAGATGCATTGCTAGGGAGTCTGCACAGTCGTCATGGTTTGTATTACCAAAATCAATCAGCTGTTCTAGAAGCTTCTGTTTACCCTTACTTAGTTTTAGTTCCTTCCCCATGAAAGGATATACCTCTCCCTCTTTATCCTGAACTATATGTAACTTCCCACTCTCAACCAGTGGCTGTAGAGCTAGAATTGCTCTCTTCTTTGCTGCTGCTACATTAGCTCTTCTTATAGAAACAACTTTCCTCTTCAGGTCAGGAAACATTGACTTCAATGTATATATGTTGGATTTAGAGAAGTTACTCTCCATTCCAACTCTCTCAGATTTGAACTCATCCACTTTGGCTGCTAACACTGTTAGAACCTCATTAGAGGATACGTTCGCTTTAGCCCACACATCCTGCACATATAAGTGCTCTTCTGGGGACTTTGATATCGTTGTTATTGCCCAGTCATCAGCATCAACATAAGTTGAATTGTCTCCTGCTGGGTCACATACAGTGTTCTTAGGGAAGTCTATCCCTGTGCCAGGTTTATCAAATATGATATCCTCTGCCTTAAACGCTGCCCCTTCATCTGATACTGGGAAGTTCATCTGTTGACATGAGTACTCGTAAGTACCTTTCTCTGCGTATGTGTTTCTAGCATACTGTATGTCAAACTTCTCAGGAAAGAGCATCTGTGTATCTTCATGATACAACAACTCTTTTATGTTGCTCCTCCATCTATCAGGGTCTCTCTTCTCAAGAGTAGGATTTAACATCAATGGCTTATCTATAACGAAGTTTAAACTATCCTTGGCGTTAACCATTAAATAGTTATACACATCACCGAAGTGCCATCTTGTCCCTACAGCTAAGATTATACCCTTCCCTGTTTGTTTATCAAGAAAGGGTTTATTCTGGTCGTCTACTATAAGGTCTAAGCAGTCCTTATATAATTTAATCTGTTTCTCTCTCATAGTAGCGCTCTCAGAGTTATCTCTATTTGCAAGGTCGTCTAATATAATAATGTCATAGTGGGCTCCTGTAACATCCCTACCCACTGAAAAGACCTCAACTGTCTTGTTCTTATAAATCTGTGTTCTTGGCTTAATTGTGAAGCCTTCTTTTGTCCAGCTATCCTTATTGTGCCATTCCCCGAACAACTCAATGAACTTAGGGTTATCCACTAGCTGGGATTTAATCTCTGTTACAATATCCTTTGCTAGCCTCTGTGTGGCTGAAGCAATCCCAATCCTAAGATTAGGGTTTCTAACCAACATCCAAAGGGTCCACCCGACTGTTATCTCACAAGTCTTAAGGTGTTTACGAGGAATCATTATCAATCCTCTTGTGAAGCTATGTGTTAGCTTATCTGCAATATCTACATGGACATCAGCAACCACATCTTTGAAGTCAATAACATCTCTAATAAAGAATAGAAAGTCGTTAGTCGCTCTCGTCTTCCTGTATTGAATCCGCAATTCTTCCCTTAATATCGTCAATCTCTTCGTTAGTTTTATCAATTGTTTTGATAAGCTCTCCGATACTGAGACCATGAAACTCGCCCTCTTTCTCTTCCTCTTCGTTCTTAAATTTAAAGTACATGTCAAGGAACTTCTTAGAGTCCGTATTCTTTAATTCCTTTACCATAGCTAGAAGGTTATCCTCAAACACTTGTTTGACTGTTTCTGGATTCTTCTGTGCTGCATCCGTAGCCGAATTAAGCTCTCTCAATGCCTCAATCTTTTCTCTAATGTCAGTGTTCTTCATCAACTCACTAGCAGTGATGTGTTTCCTGTTTTCACTATACCCAGCCTTGACAGCACAGTCACCATTTGTGAGCATGTTGTCTTCAACCATATACTTAATGAAGAGAGCTATCTTTTGGTCTTTCGATATTCCCCTAACCATGTTATTCTCCTATATAAACGAACCAATGGTTCGCAAATTATGTTCCCCTACCCCCGAAGGGGTGGTGGTTTCTATCGGAACCAGTTTCGTAAGAAGTAATTCACCTCTTTTATGATATATCTATAGCTAAAAGTTATCTTTTTAGGGCTACTCCTTACGAAAAAAGTTTTCTCAGTCCCCTATATATGGCTCCCAAAATATAAATTCCCTATACCTACGGTGTATACTGAAGATGTAAGCCTCTCTCAAACCTACTCCAAACCCCCTCTATATATAGTAACTCCGCTACTTAAATCAGTCAACCCCCAGCTGAAAATGGAACTTATTTAACCCCCCAAAAATATCCCAAAAAAATTAAAAATGCCTCTAACTAGGTGTTACCCCCATAATAGCTTACAGATTGTGAAGCGTCCCTTAACGCCAAAGGTTAATATTGAACAGGCTGGATGTAAATCATAGTAGTTAACTATGAATTGACTGCCCCTGCCCTGCTATTGGGTGTCCCTACCTTGTAGCTGTTAACTGCCGTTAACCTATAGGCTGGGAGTATATATTGTTACCGTTCGCTTACTTCGTTCGCTCTCTTAATAGTTAATTAATTACTAGTTAACTAACTTCTAGTATTACTTGCACTTCTGTTCATATTGATATGCACTTTTGTTCATACTGATATGCATATTTGTTCATACTGTCTATCCCTTTGTAGTTCCTTTCAACTCTTTTGCTATTCTGTCGATTGCCCTACGTCCCGTCTTTGCGCTGTATAATTCGGCATCTAATTCAATTATTCTTTTGATGTCCCCCTGTGCCTGTTTGTAGCTATTGCCATACTTTCCAGATAGATAGTTTTCAATGACTAGTACTCTATTGGATTGTCTATTGCTTGCTTGCTTCTTTGTTTTATATTCCTTTTTATCTAATATCATGTAGCCCTTAACTAATGGCTTGTTATCCTGTGACAGTACATTTTCAAACCCTGTTATACTTGCGCCTTTGTGCCCTTGTGTATATAGCACAGGTTCCCCACTGTTACCAAATTCTTGGTTAAACTCTTTTAGATATTGCTGTTCCTCTTTAGTTAGTTTCACTGTCTATCACCTGCCCTTAGTTAATAATAGTTTACCCATTAATAGTATTATTATACCACACAATAGAATAAATAGGTATGTTTATTTACTCTATTATATGCCCCATTTCTGAGGCAATATAACTAGCTCATATCGTCAAGCTGTTTTTGCAACTTTGCTTTTTTAGCCTCTTTTTTCTGTTCCTCTGTTAACTGTATGTATACAGGTATACTATCAACATCACCTGCTAGAAACTTTTCAACAGTCTCTTTACTTTCAATAACTGCTTTCAGTTTAGCTACTCCCAAATTAAAAGGTCTGCTACCATCAGGAGTTATATTTAATATCGGATGTCCCTTATACTCACTTCGTGTAATTACTATCATATATTTTCACCACCTTTCTTTTTATATTTTTGCTTATCCTATATGAATACATTCAAAGCAAAGATTTTCATTCTCTATAATTTCATACTCTTCAATAAACTCTTCTGTATACATCTTATTGCACTTATCACATTTTTTATACTCGTATCCTATAACATCACTTTCAATTAACCCTAACTCGGTACATGTATCTTTTAATTCTTTATCTGTTAATTCATTATGCATATAATCAAAAAACAGTTTACTTTTAATATCTATTAAATCTGTCATATATAAATCCTTTCAATTTTTTTGTTTGTCCTGTGCTCCACACTTTTGGATTCCAGTTCTACCCACTTATCCACAATTCATCCACAAGTTATCCACAAGGTTATCCACAGCTACCCGCTTGGGTAGTTTTGAAATCCAAAAATGTGGCGTTTGAGAGGCTGAAACATGGTTTAAACCTATTTTAGCTCTTTTTTAGTCATTAGAAATTGAAAGAGGTGATTTAATATGAGTAATGTATGTCATAGTTATAAGGGAGTTGAAAAGCTATATAATAAGAGTTATTTTAGCTTAGAGAGCATGAGATATCTAGTTGAAAGAGGTCAGATTAAAGATGCTGAGGAGTATATTAAAGAGTTTAATAAAGAGACGGATACTAATGTCATTAGACACTTTGTCTTTTATGTTAATAAATACAATGGTTAGTATGTGGAATACCATATCTGGAGGTACTTATGAGAATACTAATTATATTATTAATTTGTAGTATGTTATATGTTATAGTGGAAGCTTATAGGGGTGACGAAAGTGGGCTATCCACAGACCAAGAGCTACAAGATTATTATGGGCAAGAGATAATAATATAGTAAGGAGGTATTTATGAAAATAGTAATAACAAAGACACTTAGAGAGCGTCAATACTTATGGTCTAGGTATGGAAGGACTGATGGAACGAATAATTTTATTCTATATGGGGAGTGTGTTAGAGAGATAGGTGGAGTAACACATCTTCTTACAGTATTCTTACGGGATACGCTTAAAGAAAAGACTAGTTTAAGTGTTAAGTTTAAAGAGGAGGTATAAACATGGATAAGATGAAAGCCTTAGCAGTCCTGTCATTTCTAATTGCTTATGGGGCAATGACAATGGAGGCATTAGCATGTTAATAGATAAAATAACAGGAGGTGTGAAATGGTAGGTTTTATATTTGGGGGTCTTAGTGGTTTATTTATAGTATGTTATTCATACAGACCATATGATACAGCTTGGAGATGGGTGCAACGATATGTGCCTTTGTATTTATTCTGGTGTATAACCCTTGTATTTGGAGCATTTGTATGTTAATAGCAATGGTGGATGAACTAATACAGATAGCCGTGACAACTAACATACACAACATATCTGAGATGAAGCCAAAGTTAGACGCTAAAAGGAAAGAGTTAGTTGACATCTTTAGCAACTCGACAACAAAACAGGGAGGATTGTAACGAAGGATTTTTACATGAAAGAATTATTAAAGGGGGTTAAGTAATGTTTAAACCATTCGATAGATTGATAAGTGTTAATAACGAATTGCCAGAGTTAGGTGAAACGGTGCTTTGTTATTTTGAAGCGGATGAGAGTAGTGACTGTAGCGAGGCTGATATTATGTTACTGAAAATGAATGATGGAAAAAATAGAGAAACTTTTATCTGGTGTGGGCTAAGAATAGACCTTCAGCACAGAGTAACGCACTGGAAAAGATTTAACAGGGAGGTAACTAATGCGTAAACTAATAGCTATCAGACAGAGCTTTATTGATAATGACCCAAAGGTTATAGGCTTTAGGGGTAGCATCAAACAGCAGGAGGCAACAGCGATATATATGAGGGAGCTGGGATTAAACCATATCGCCTGTAGCATTAACAAACAGATAATTGATACGATAGAGGCATTGGATAAATATATTAGTAGTAACTTTGGATTTTAAGAAGTAAATAGGTGGAAACTTAGTAAGGGAGGCTTGAAATGTGTAATAGAGGACACTTAGTATGTGGTATATGCGGTAAGAGATTAAGCGTTAAAAAAGAGGGGGCTTTCTTGGTATACACATGCCCAGATTGTAAGGGTGTTGAATACAAGAATGTGGATATAGTTACTGTTAATGATGCTGATGAGGTTATTG